TTGTGTCCCTAATTTTACCCTTAATCTCTATGCCCGCAGATCGTAACCATCCTAAGTCATACAGAGCGTTGTGAAACACAAATGTTTTTGTAGTATCAGAACATAATTCTTTTAACCAACCAAGCACTGGTCTTTTAGGCATATTTCCAACAGTGTGTGCTATTGGAAAATACCAAGAGCTATCTCCCGCAGCCACGGCTATACCTATAATGTGTCCATCTTTTCTACACCATCCAGGCCCAAGCTTTAACAGATTCGAGTCTTTAGTTTCTAAATCTATCGCTATAGTATCATACTGTGACAAGTCTGGAATAGTCTGTGGAGGTGTCCAATCAGAGTCAGCATTACCCCAAGAGATATCTCTTATGTCTTGTTCTAGCAAATGATATTGCTCATTTGTCATTTATTATTTCGCCTCCCAAAGCAGCATATCCTATAATATCTACCCAACTGTCGTCTTTGTTAATATCTTCAGCTAATCTTGCCACTTTTACACCTATCATACAAGCCACTGCCTCCTCTGGAGTTATAGGTTCTTTTAACTTTTTTTCTAATAAAATTGACCATATGTCAGCTATTCTTTGATGATTCTTTTTTACCGGCCCATAATCTTTTGCTCTTGGCCCATTAATTAATTTTTCTGTTTCTTTTAAAAAATATTCTCTATTTTTTTTCATCTATCCACTCCTTAATCTCAGAACATTTCCATAGTCTAGTTTTTGGTGTTATTAAAATAGGCACTGGAAAATTTTCATAGTCCATCCATTTTTTTATTGTTTCTGAACTTACTCCAAAGAAATTATATACTTCTTTTCCGTTCATATATCCGATTTGATTGTTTAGATTAATATCTTCATTGTTATCTTTTTTCATAAATCTCCATCCTTTTCAATTTCACCTTCATAAACTTCGTCTGTCTCTATAAAATACATAACTTTTTCTATCATTCTAGCCATCTCCTGATATTGTATAAGTTTTTCTAAAAGTTGATTATCTAGATAATCTCTATGTCTTCTTAATTGATTTTCTACTAAAGCCACATGAGAAAGACGATGCTTCAAAACCTTTGTTGCAACAGCTTCATGGTTAGGGTTTATGTCTTGATCTAAAAGATGATTTAAACGAATATCCTCTTTTATAGCTTTGTTTACAATATCTTGTATGCTCATAAATTAAATCCGTATTGTTGTTGTGATTCTATTAAATGTAGTGTCTTCTTTGCACGAGTCATCCCCACATAAAAAACTCTATACTCTGGGTCTTGATCCCATTGTTCAGTACAAGCTCTTGTGGAGTCTAACAATAAAGCTACATTATCCGCCTCTCCACCTTTGGCTTTGTGTATTGTCGATACACGGATCCTCGGAGCTTTCGTTAGTATCCTTTCCCCTCTCTTTCTGACAGATACTATGTAAGCCACCTCTTGTTCCGATACTTTCAGAACTTTCTGCCAAGGTGTTTCTGATGTCGCTTTTAGATTGCAGTTGTTTATAATATCTTGAAGAGTATAGTTTTGATCTGATTCTAAAGATGCTAGAATTTTTCTGCCCGCCTTTGTAATAAGATCTGGATGTATTAGTTTTGAAAATGGGAGTAACTCTTCTGCTGTCAATTCTTCCCCCTTGCATAGTTTAAGCCATACCTCTATTGCATTCAAAACATTTGGTGATATAGACCAACCAGTGCCTTCTCTCCAGAAAAGATGCCCATCTTCTTTCAAACGTAAACATACTTTGTTTACTAAATAGTTTGTTCTTGCAAGTATTAACCATTCGCCACTTGTTAAGTCTACATCAAGTATATCACGATACCAAGAAACAAATCCATTGTGATTTTGGGGTTGCCATTTTTTATCTTCTCTGATTTTAACTTTTCTTATAAGTAAGTCTGCCATTTTATGTATTTCAATTGGCACACGAAAAGATTTTTTAAGAACTCTTTTATTTGGACTTGCTCCTAAAAATCTTTTTACATCTACACCCATCCAACCATATATCGCTTGGTCATCATCACCAGCATAGAAAACTTCTTTTGAATTAGGAACCAACACTTCCTTAACCATTCTCCATTGCAGAGGCACAAGATCTTGTGCTTCATCTATAATTAGCAAATCAAACTTTGGACTTGTCCCTTGACTGATAAATTTTTCTATCATGTCTATAAAATCTAATTTACCTTTTGCTCTTTTATATTTCACATAAGCATCATTCAATAGTTCTAGTTGTTGGACTTGTAGTTTTGAACTCCACTCTTCTGGTGTATCCCAGTTTTGTTTAAACTCATCCATGACTGGCACTTGTTTAACTCTTGCCATTTGAATGATAGACATGTATTTATCTCCACCTGCACCAATAGAAAACAAAGGACCGTCTTCTATATTTAATGTTTGTGATGATCTGAAATCTATACCTACAATCTTACCTAGCTCATTGTAGTCAGATCCTCTAAACACATCTCTTGTATTTAAACCAAGCCATTGAAAGGCTAAACTGTGTAAGGTTCTAAAATACTGTAAACTTTTGTTATCTAATTGTAAGTCAAGCCAAGCACGATCTCTAGCTTCTGTAGCTGCTTTTCTACTAAAAGAAAAGAATCCTATCTTATCTGGAGCCGTTCCAGTAGACATTCTATCCTTGACTATATTAATTAATGTTGTTGTTTTCCCCGTTCCAGGAGGTCCAAATATCGTTGTTTCATTCATTAGAATGGTGACTCCTCTTGCTTTATTTCTATTGGTTTAATCTGTATTTCTGCTCCAAACTCTGGTATCCACCAAACTCTAACGGACTTCCATTTACCTTGTGATGTTTGAAACTTTTTAACTACGGAACTATCTCCATTGTTTATTTCTTTTATTCTCTCTTGCACTTGTGCTCTTGTGTAATTATCAAACTTTCTTCCTCTTAAAAAATCCATCAAAGATTCTAATCTAAAGTATGTTTTAGATTCTTCTGCCTCTGTAAAAGGTTTACCTAACACCACTTCTTCAAAGCTTTGTGCTTGAACTCTTCCAGTGCAATATAATTCTAGCAGAGACATGAACTGACCTTTATATGTAAGTTCCTCTGGCACACTTATTTCATTACAGTTTTCAAGAAGACCATTGACTTGTACTTCCCAATCAGTGTCTTTCATCTTTGGTGGCATAAAATTTAACTGCTCCATACATGCTCTTTGAAATAATCTTGGAGTCTGTAGTTCTTCTGTTGTGAGTTCTAATCTTCTACCATCTATATCCAAGAACCAAAGACGAGGCTCTGATAAAATGACGGACAATCCACTGATCGATGGCATAGAGGTCATACCAATACCATGCTTCAATCCACGACAAACTCCTTGATTACAATGAGAAGCCATAGGTTCTTCTTTACATGTATATTGATACTCTTTCTTTTCCAATGTGTTTTGAATCGTAACTATTTCAGAAGCAGGTAAAGCTGGAGTAAAATGTTTTACATTCAGCTCCTCCATCTGCGACTTCCAATCATTAGGTCGAGACTTCTGTAAAAAAACACCTAACTGAAAAGCAGCTTTATTTCTACCACCTTCATGCACTCCGATACTTAATAAAGCACGAAGACACGGCACGAATCCTGGAAATAAATTAGCTGGCCCACCAATATTTACATTCATAAATTGTTTTGGTAGACATGATTGCTCTTTTATTTCTTCAATAAATTCCTCAAGCGTAGCCTCAATATAGCCATCTTTCTTTTGAATGACCGCGTATCTGAGGGTTTTATCAGAATCAAAATAAGGAAGATTGATAAAATTACCAACATCCCCCCTTTCGACCAGAACTTGCTCCTGTTTTGGGAAAATCTCGCAACGACCATGACCCAATCCAGCAGCAATCTCCGCAGCTTTATCACGAAAATCACTAGCATCCATCCACTCCTTAAAAAAGAAAAATATGTGTGCTCCGCCACTTTTACTACGACACACGATACATGGAACTTTAAGTTCCTTCAGTTTTGTGGCTAGACTAATATGGTCTAATGGATACTGATCGATGTCAAGAGCACCAAATTTGCACTTGTTGTTTTCGTTAATTGGTATCGCTCCGACACCTTTTTTGCCATCAAGATGACCTTGTACTAATTCTAATGTTAATGGTTGTCTTACTATAAATGATTTGGCTTTTTGTTTGCCATTCATTCTTTGGTTGGAAACATCTGTTTGTCCGTGTGCTTGACCGAACCCTTCAAATGCTTTTAAAAATTCTTCTGTTATATTCACTCATCACTCCAAAAAATAAGGGCCACATACTTGGAGGAGCGTATGTGACCCCAATAGTTAAAACGGTGCTTCGTCACCCTTATCTGCCATCTCGTCAGCAGAGGCGGCTGCCATTTTAACCTCCCCTTTCCTCACACTTTGATACATATTACGAGCTTCTAGCATCATACTTTCTATATCTTTAGTGATTTCTGTAATACGGTCAAGTTTATAATTATACCATGTCCCTTGATCGTTACTTTCGGAAACTGTCGTAATCTTCCACGCAGTACCATAAAGAGGCATAGGTTTACCAGAGGGCAAACGAATACCATTCTTCAAAGTATTCCATCTTCTTGACACTTTTAATTGTGTCTTCTTCATGTCAAGAACTGCTGGAGCCATCTCATTCTCACCTTTGGCAATCACGAGATGTTGGTGTGTTCTTACGAGTTCATTACCACTTGGTAACATTTCAATAGTCCCTTCACGATTGGTAAGATTGATATCTTTATCGTCTGGAGATAACTCCTTGATAAATCCACCACCAGTAGACCGTAATGCAAATTCTAAAAACTTTTTTTCAAAATATGCTGGAACAACAGTTAATCCAGTATCTGCTTTATAGATCTCTCCACTAACTGTATTGAATATATCGCCTTGCTCAGCACCTTTAATATATAAAGGATCTTGCTTATTAAGTTGTGGCGACAACGCCTGCAGAATCCTAATAAAAGGTATCTGCATATCTTCGGTTGTAAAATTCTCAAGACCAGCACCAGAGTCCTCTTCAAGTAACTTGTCGAGTTCTGATACCACAACCTCTGTGGTCTTTTTCTGTGCAACTTGTGTGTCCATTACTG